TCTTAGCAAAAGAATTTCCTAATGCAACTGTTGAAATGATTCATAGCGAGAAAGTTGGTATTATCGGTGTTGGTGAAAGTATTACACCTCATTTACCAGGACTACTTGGAGGGCTGGGTGTTGATGAAAAACGTTTTATGAGAGAAACAGGTGCAGTATTCAAATACGGCAACAACATGGAAGATTGGACTGATACTGCTGATGGGCCAGATGTACTTCGTATGTTCCATTGGAGTAATGGACTTGACAAAGACTTTACTTGGAAAAACATTACTAGTACTTTTCCAAATGAAATTAAAACTACAGACGTTTGGTTAGATGTGTTTAGAAATCGTAGCGCACCAGACTTGGATGTTTATCATCACAATGCTGAAGGCTATCAGTATTGTAAAGATTTAAAAATGCCGTTTGACGACGATGGCAACTACTTACTGCCAGCAACTGCAACCTATGCTTATCACATCGATGCAGAAAAAACTTCTCCTTGGATTAGAGAAAATGTTTGTAAAGCATATAATGTAGTCGAAACTATTGCACACATTGATAAAGTTAATACAAGCGATAAAGGCATTACTAGTGTTGTATTAGACAACGGACGTGAAGTTACTAGTGACATTTGGGTCGACTGTACAGGGCTGTCAAGAGTATTGATTGGAAAACTAACCAATGAGTTTCATACTTACACAGCGAACAAAGTTAATAGTGCCTGGGTATGTCCTATTGAGTATGAAGACAAAGAAACAGAACAAGTTAACTACACTAGAAGTATTAGACGTGACATGGGCTGGCAGTTTAGTATTGCTCTTAATAATCGTATCGGTACTGGACTTGTGTACAGCGACGAATACTTTAGTGACGATGAAGCACTAAAATATTGGCACAGTATTATTAAAGGCAGACAAATAAGAGAGCCCCGAAATTTAAAATGGACACCAGGAAGACTTAAAACTCCCAATGTTGGAAACACATTTGCTGTAGGAATGGCGGCAGGATTTATTGATCCTCTCGAAGCAAATGCTGTTGTAAGCAGCATCTCTTGTATGAAACGCATTGCTTGGATGTTACAACGTGATTACGATAAAGATTACTACAATCGCAAGGTTACATATTATTTTGATGACATTGCAGATTTTACAGCAGTACATTACACATTGAGTAGACGTGGAGACAATCATTTCTGGCAAGATATGAGACGCATCGGTAAAGAGCTTAACCACAAAGGTCTTGTTAAGAAAAAATATTACGAACAGGCAAACTGTATGGACAGTGTTGTAGGATATGTTACAGCATTTCCAGATGTGAACTGGTTAGACATTGCAAACAACTGGGTTCAAGATTTAGACGATTGGCCAACAAAGTCAACACCGGAGCAACAAGAATTATACATTCGTAGAGTACGTAACGAAAAGTTATTACACGAAATACATTCGTCAAATAATAAAAAATCGATTGACCAATTTATGAAAATGTATAATAATGTAGAAGAATACAACAAAGGCTTAAACAAATGGCCAATAGATTATTTTAGCAATATGTTTGGAAGTGAATATATTAACAAGCATAAGAAAAATATAATCCAATAAAGAGGTCGACCTTCTAGTCAAACTAATACATAATAGTATGAGTAGTTGGATATATCAAGGTAAAGAAATAACTGAAATACCAGACGAGTATGAAGGATTTGTTTATCTTATTACTAATACTACTACAGGTCAAAAATACATAGGCAAAAAACTAGCAAAGTTTAAGACTACTAAGCCACCATTAAAAGGCAAGAAGAACAAACGTAGAGGCTACAAAGAAAGCGACTGGAGAACATACTACGGTAGTTCAGACAGACTAAATGCAGATGTAGCTGCACTAGGCTCAGATAAGTTTACAAGAGAAATACTATACCTATGTAAAGGTAGGGGCGAAATGTCCTACATAGAGGCACGAGAGCAGTTTGATAGGCGAGTACTCGAAACAGATGATTACTACAACGGTATCATTAATGTTAGAGTCGGTGGATCAGACAAACTCAAACAGGCATTGCTAGAACATCACATACAGGCAAAACATTCCAACACCTAAGGTTGGCGGGCCAGTTTACAATACCGCTGTGGAAAACGCTCTCGTATAGAAGCACACGTAACATATTGATCGACTACCCAGAGGTAGGAAGCCACCAAACAAATTGGGCTCACTGGTTGATATAGATTGTTTTGTTGGCAGTCGAAAAACACAAACACAGTACATAAAAACTCTTTAGCAATAGGAACGAAGCAAGAGGTAGCTGGAAACAGCGATGTCGACGTAGGTTGGGAAAGGTCAGAGCCCATTGTACTTTGTGTATAAACAATAACCTACTTCCAATGTCTCGGCTGGTGCGACTCACATGAAGCGTATTTTGAGATTAGATGGGACCGTAACAGGTTCCGTCTGACTGAAACAATCTACATGAAACTTAAACATATCACTTATGTGATATGCTATTATATTTAATATGTAATGTGTTGAGTGCTAACGAAAACACAGTTGAACGTAGTTCAACTAATAAGTTATAAATACATTATGATAGTTGGAACAGTTCTATGAAACTAAGTGAAGTCACATTAAGAAAAACACATCTTATATTCGAAGATGAAACTGATACTCGGATGCCCGAGATTGATACCACTGCTGAGCTCGATGGTAAGACATACAAATGGCGTGGTGCTATGTGGACTGAGGTTAATCCTACTGGTGGTAATGGTAGACCTGCGCCATCAGGTGTTGGCAGACAACTAACAGCGCAGTGGAGAACTAGTACTCCAATTCCTCGAAGTGGGTTTAAGTTTACACCAGGTGTACAACAACTTAGTGATAATAAGTGGGCAACATTTTTACCTGATCAAACAACTATGGTTGAATCTGCTAGTGAAACAGAAGCCAGAGCTATTCAAAAAAGAGTAGATGAACTGAGCAGCAGCAACAAGACTCCGGCTCAAGTTACATCTACTATTGACAAAGAAGTACGCTCCGGCGGATTAAAAGGTACAGTAAACAAACGGTTTGCTCTAGGAAGACGCATTACAAATGCAACAGCAGAAACTTTTGAAAATGTTGCAAAAGCTAAGAATAGCACTCTTATAAAAATTCTACAAAATCCTGTAGTCCGAATAGCAACAAAGGCTATGGCAGTTGCTGGACCTTTCTGGGGAATGATGATAGAGGTTGTCAACATAAATCAAGAAATTGACAATGCTCCTCCAGGAACAGATATCCAGAGATTAAAAGATATTAGAAGCATACTACAAGGCCAAATTGTAGCATATTATACTGCACAAATATTATTGTTGGTTAGAAAAATTGGATTTGTAAAACAAATATTAAAACCAATCAAAGCTGTAATTAGAAGCGGACAAGTAGCTGTTGCACTTACAGGAGTTGGCGCTCCTGTATCTTTTATAAGTTTGATTGTCACCGAGGCGTTGTGGATAGTAGTGCCACTAATTTTAAGTTCATCGAGTATACAACGTTGGATAGCAGAAGTGATTGTTGATAGTTCGTTTAAAGATATATTTGTATTAACTGGTCGTAGTTTAGAATCTGTAACAGCTGGATTGGCTGCGGCTGTAGATGGCAAGTTTGGCACCGGTGCATTGGCTAAAGCAATATCAGGATACGATCCAAAAGAAACAGAAGGTGTTACAGGTGAATACTACGGAGAAAGTGAATGGGCTAAACTAGTTTTTGGAACTTTACTATTTCCTCCAGGAATAAAAAGCCAACTAGTTCCATATATACCTGAAGGACGCAGAGAAGTATTATTAGCTGGTATAATGAATCTAAATCCAGTTGATGCAACAGAACCAGCAGCAGGTACAGAACCAGCAGCAGGTGCTGATCCTAGTACATCAAGCGAACCAGGTATGCCGACAAACCCTGATGCTGTTCCAGGTCCTCAATAATTAAATCAACGGCATTTTACTACTTTTTGTGTTTTCAATATTATCTTTTATAATATTACTAATAATCTCATGATCCTCTAAATCAGTATCATAGAGTATTTGTTCAATCGAAAGCCCACCACGCATATACCAACTCAAACGATATGCATTGTCTTTTATTTGTTTGATATTATTTTCAAAATCCTTGGCTAACGAAAGTATTTCAGAATCATCGAGTCTCGTTAGCCTTGTACGAAAAAATCCGATGTGTCCAATGATATTCTAACTGTATCTTCGTGACCGCACTCGGTACATTTTATTTCTTCAGCAGGTATTTTCCACTCTAATGTATTCTTTTCAATCATCTTTTTAATTTTATGAAATAGTACTACTTCGGCATCATTTAGAAAATCGTTAATTTCTTTTTTATCATTTTCAATATGTCCGTCAACTTCGATAGCAACTACTTGATCAAGTATTGCTTGTGCAACTAAAGCATTTATTTTATCAATAATGTCTTGTACAAACTTTTCTTTTTCTTTTTCATCATCAATCCTACCTACTGTTAGATTTAATGCACGTTGGTACGCAGTTTGTTGTTTTTGAATTTCAGTCCATTTCTTATAAGACAATGGCTCGAGGTGTAGGCAAAAATCTTCATGATATATCTTATCTTCAAACTCTCTTGTTGAAAAGAAATCTAAATAATGTTGTAAGTTAATTTCATATGAGTTTTCAACATTACATTTTTTGCATTTAGAAGTAACTGACATAGTTTCGCCGTATGATGCCATTCTTATTGCAACAAGTATTGCATCGAGATCTAATGTTTTAATAGACCAAGGATCTAATATAGCAGGAATACAACTGCTGATGTTATTTGCAGTTGCATCTCCATTGATTAGAGCATCGGGTGTTTTAAATAATATTTCGTCACTTGCTGTCATACTAAACACTGCAAGATTGGTATATGTATTTTCGGCTACGGTCTTTTGATCATACCATTTTCCATTGCTAGGAATGTTTAGATATAACTTAGGCTGTCTCCGATATTTTTTTAGTGGACTTTCTGTTTTTTCCATGGGGGTTCCTATTAGGTAAATACTACTAGCTATATTTATTTCATAGTTAAGTAGGAGTTTAACGTTTTGGCAGAAGAAGCAGTCGGCGGCAACGCAATAAGTAAACTGTTAGGTACATTGAATAATACAACCGGCGGCCTTACTGGTGTTACTAAAGCAGCAGTTGGTCTTGGCGGCGCATTACTCACTGGCCAGCAACAGCTATCTGCATACAGTGGTGCAATTTCTGCTAACACTGGATTGTTTGGAAATACTGTTGGCAAACTAGTTGACGGATTGTCGCAGTTTGCTGAAGCTAGTCTTGCTGAATACCAACAACTTACTAATGTTGGTGCTACATTTGGCAAAGAAATAAAAGATGTAAAGGTATCTGCCGCCGAACTTGGTTTAAGTGTTGAGGAAATGACTGGATTCTTAAAAAAGAATTCTGAAAGTTTAAGAGCATTTGGCGGTACAACTGATCTAGCAATGGCAAGATTTAAAGCAGTATCAACTACTATTCTTGATAGCGCAGAACTAGGAACCAAACTCCGACAGTTGGGTTTTACAACAGCAGACATAAATGAAAATCTTGCCCTTTATGGCGAACTAAGTGATGCTAACAGTAGAACAGATAGAGCAAGTGTAGAACAACAAGCTGTTGCTGCTAAAAATCTAATGGTTGAACTAGATGGACTATCAAAGTTAACTGGCAAGCAACGTGATGTAATAGCTGATGAAATGAAAGAACGCAGACGTCAAGGCGATGTTAATGCGTTTTTAACTGGTAAAACTGCTGAAGAACAAACTGCATTTACCAACAAGTTAGTAGAGCTACAAAACACACTAGGTAAAGATGCTGCTGATGCATTTGTTGATATCGCTCTTAGAGGCGCACCAACTACTGAAGCAACACGTGGTGCAATGCTTGCAATGGGTCAAGGTGCTGACGACTTGTATGCTGCGGCTCAACAGTTTAATGCTGGCGATATTAGCAGTTTCCAAAGTAGTTTAGAAGCAGCAACTGGCGCAGCAATTGATTATCAAAACACAGAACAGTTTAGACAAACTGCAATGCTTGGAGGCATGAGTAATATATCAGGTGCATTTGCTGATGCTAGTAACGCCAGTTATGATTATAAAAACGCTGTTGATAGTGTCAGAGATGGAACTATGACATCTGAAGAGGCTAGAGAGCAGCTTGATGAACAAATACGCCAAGAGCAAGCTCGTCAAACAGAACAAGTCACAGGGATATTTGACGAAACTATAAAAATACAAGAAAACTTACGCACACTAACAGCGTCAGTTATGGAAACAACTATTCCGCATATTGAAAATGTAGCTGTTGCCGCCTTGCAAAAAATAACAGAAGTAATGCCAAACGCAAATCAAATAGCTCAAGAACTAAGCGGCGGCATCAACAACTTATTTAATGCAGCCGAATTTCTTGATACAAGTAGCGAAGTAATGAGACAAGGTCATGGAAACATTCTTGGTCAACTAGTACAAAACGGACAAAGTGCAACTTCTGATGCTGAAGCTTTAGGAGCAACTACAACTGCAACTGGAGAACGCACAGACACAGTAGTTAACGACACAGCAACAACTACACAAAACGATGTAGAAGCAGCACGAGCAGAAGTAGCAGAGGCAAACGCAGCTTTAGATACTTCTGTAGCAGAGTTAGCAACACTAACTCAACAAGGGCTTAATGCGCTAGATCCACCAGTTCGAGCAGCACGAGAAGCAGCCGAAGCCGCAAGAGCCAGAATTGCAGAAGCTGAAACCAATTTAAGTGAGACAATAGTAAACTCAATTGATGGATTGGCAGCTATACAATCCGAAACAATGAGTAAAGTTGCAAGATTTCAATCTAATCCATCACGATACACCGGCGGATTTGCAGAAGGCGGACGCATCGGCGCTAATGAATACGGCATGGTAGGTGAAGCTGGCCCTGAGTTTATTAGTGGTCCAGCTACTGTTATGAGTGCAAATACTAGTATGGGTGTTATGCAAAATCTTATGAAAGGTATTAAAAGTCTTGATAGCAATGTTCAAAACAATGGCATAAATGGACAAAATACGATAAGTAATAATAATGTTGCAGAACAAATGAGTAATTTAATGTCAAGTAAGTTTGATACAATGATACAACAGCTACAAGCACTTGTAACTATAGAATCATCCTCAGCAAGTGCGCAACAAAAAACATTTAGAGCTACAAAAAGTCTACAAGGCAATATGCTGAAAGGTACAATATGAGTTGGAAAAAACATTTTACTCCAGTTCCTACAAGTGATAACACAAACGGAAGCTACAGTCCGTTTAGTCAAAAAGGATCTAGCGGCATGGGACCGGCCGCAGCTAACTATTCATCTCACTTGCCTGACGTTTATGTTGGCTCACCAAATCGTATTGAACGTTATAATCAATACAACACTATGGATAGTGATAGCGAAGTTAATGCTGCACTTGATATTCTAGCTGAATTTTGTACACAAAAAAACAACGACAACAAAACACACTTCCGTCTTGATTTTAAAGGCGCACCTACAAACAGCGAAGTACAAGTTATTGGACAGTATCTACAGCAATGGTGTAAACTAAACAAGTTTGAAACACGTATGTTTAGAACTATACGCAATACATTTAAATACGGCGATCAGTTTTTTATTAGAGATCCTGAAACACAGAAACTATTTCATGTTGATCCTAGTCAGATTACAAAAATCATTGTAAATGAATCAGAAGGCAAAAAACCAGAACAGTATGTTGTAAAAAATCTAAACTTTGCATTTGGTGCATTGGAAGCAACACCATTAAACACACAAAACAGTTATGGACCAGGCGGAACTAACGGATATCAGCAAGTTCAAAGAGGAACTGGCGTAGGTAATAATCATACACCAAGTGGAAACACTAGTAGATTTGCACAAGAACACGACGAAACATACATTGATGCACAACATGTTTTGCATTTAAGTTTAAGTGAAGGGTTAGATCAAAACTATCCTTTTGGTAATAGTTTGCTTGAAAGTATTTTTAAAGTATACAAGCAAAAGGAGTTATTAGAAGATGCGATTATTATCTATCGTGTTCAACGTGCTCCTGAAAGAAGAGTATTCTACGTTGATGTGGGCAACATGCCTTCACACCTTGCTATGCAGTTTGTGGAACGTGTTAAAACTGAAATACATCAAAGACGTATCCCAAGTAAGACAGGTGGAGGTACAAATGTTATAGACAGTAGTTATAATCCACTGTCAATCAACGAAGATTACTTTTTCCCACAAACAGCTGAAGGACGTGGTTCAAAAGTTGAAACACTACCAGGCGGTACTAACTTAGGCGAGATTGATGATCTTAGATACTTTACTAACAAACTAGTACGCGGTCTGCGTATACCTAGTTCCTACTTGCCTACTGGCGCTGATGACGGTGCATCACAGTATAATGATGGACGAGTTGGCACAGCATACATTCAAGAGTTAAGATTTAACAAATATTGCGAACGTTTGCAAGATATGATGGCCGAAGATTTTAATAGTGAGTTTAAACTATTTTTGCAAAGTAAAGGTGCAAACATTGATTATGCAATGTTTGACTTACGATTAACACCGCCACAGAACTTTGCAGCATATAGACAAGCAGAACTAGACAACAATAGAATAAGCACATTTACAAGTATGGCAGCTGTTCCTTATATTTCAAATAGATTTGCACTTGAAAGATTCTTAGGATTAAGTGCAGAAGAAATAGCAGAGAACGAACGTTTATGGCGTGAAGAAAATGACGAAAACTTAACTGATCTTGTTACTGACGACATGGCAGGCGAAATGAGAGGAGCTGGATTAAGCGGCGCTGATCTTGCAGGCGACTTTGGCGGACTTGAAGACGAGTTAGGTGGAGATGAAGGCGGCATTGACGGCGGAACTGATACTGCACCCGAAACAAATACAGGAAACGAACTTGGCGGCGATGGCGCAGAACCAAATCCGGCACAAACGATATAAATACAATATGATACTTAGAGAACTATATTACTTCGACAGAGAAACAATGGAGCCTACTGAGGACAATACATACAATGCTGAAGATGACATCAGCATTGTTAAAGTTGATGACAATAGGAAAAGTAGATTATCTCTAAAAGATATTAATCGTGCCCGTAAAGCATCTGATACCCACACTGAACAAAAAGCCAAGGATCTTAATTATGTTAGACAAATGTACGGTCTAGCAGCACAAGCAGCCGCCGGCGGGATCTAATGTCAAATAAAATAGCTTTTGTACTTGGAAACGGTACTAGCCGTTCTGTAATCAACTTACATAACTTAAAAGCAAAAGGCACAACCTATGGTTGTAATGGATTGTATAGAGAATTTGTGCCAGATCATTTAGTATGTGTTGATACTAAAATGATTATCGAAATTAGCGAAACTGAATATCACCTAAAATATAATGTTCATTCAAACCGAAATAAACTAACGGAACGAACACCTAATATTAATATTATGAATCCAAACAAAGGATGGAGTAGTGGTCCAACAGCATTGCTACTAGCAAGTCAGCACGATCATAAAGAAATATATATACTAGGATTTGACTATGTAGGTTTAGGAAAAGATAATCAGCTAGTTAATAATATATATGCAGGTAGTAGGAACTATAAGAACGTTAACGACAGAGCAACGTATTATGGAAACTGGCAAAGACAAACAATGATGTGTATAAATCAGCATCCAAAGACTAAATACTACCGAGTACTAAGCTCAATAGAAGATTATATTCCGGATCATTTAAAGGATTTAAGTAATCTATCGCATATAACATATGAGGAATTTAATAAAATTCTTTAATAAAAAATAAAATGGGCCGTTTTGAGCCCATTTTCAGCGTATATTTTAAATAAAGTGTAAATATAATAGACAGCCTTGACAATAAAGGAGAATGACATGACTGATCGCAACAAGTTTGAAGAAATGCTTGAGCGTCTTGTAAATGAAGACAAAGAAGGTGCAGAAGCATTGTTCCACGAAATCGTAGTGGAAAAATCAAGAGATATTTATGAATCACTACTAGAAGATGAAGAAGTTGAAGAAACAACTGATGAAGAAGTAGATGAAGCAACTGATGAAGACCTAGATGAATCAGATGAAGACTTAGACGAGTCTGATGATGAAGACCTAGATGAATCAGATGAAGACCTAGAAGAAACAACTGATGAAGAAGTTGAAGAAGGTTTCTTTGGTGAAGGTGACCCAGCAGACGAGCTAGGCATGGACATCGAAATGCCAGGCGCAGACGATGCCGAAGGTGAAATGGACATGGACATGGGCGGCGATGACGCAGACATGGGCATGGGCGACGAAGAAGGTGACGTAGAAGATCGTGTTGCTGACTTAGAAGACGAGCTAGAAGCATTAAAAGCAGAATTTGAAGCCATGATGGGCGACGAAGAAGGCGAAGAAGGCGAAGAAGGCGGAATGGACATGGACATGGGCGGCGATGACGCAGACATGGATATGGGCGGCGAAGAAGAGCCAGAAGAAGAATCTTATGCATTTGAAGCAGACGAAGAAGTTGAAGAAGCTACTGACAAAGAAGTAGAAGAATCAAAAACTGCAAAGTCAGCAAGTGAAGTAATGCGTGAATATGCAGACAAAGTAGCACCAGCTAAAATGGGCGACAACGGCGCAAACGCAAAATCACCAACAGCAAAACCAAATAACATGGGCGGCACAAGTGCTAACATAGTTAAAGGTGGCGACGGCGGAACAGGCGGAACACAAGGTGGTCTAGCTGCTCCAACAGCAAAAGATATGAATACCAAGAACGTAAATGTTCCTGGTGCTAAAGGGGCGACAAAAATGTCAAACCAACCCGGCCATGGTGCCGAGAAGAAAGGTGCTGCACCTAACCAAGACGCAGGCGCAGGTTCACCTTTAAATGGCGCTCCAAAAAGAGCGAAGTAAGGACTGAAGTATGAATTTACTAAGCGAAAGTTTGAGTTTTGATCAAGCTAAAGTGATTGTTGAGTCTGCTAATGAGGGCAAGGATCTTTTTATGAAAGGTATTTGTATTCAAGGCGGAGTACGCAACGCAAATCAACGTGTATATCCCGTTAACGAAATTGGCAGGGCTGTCACCACGCTCAACGAGCAGATTAGCAATGGTTTTTCAGTACTAGGCGAAGTAGATCATCCAGAAGGACTTAATATAAACATTGACCGTGTAAGCCATATGATCACAGAAATGTGGATGGATGGCCCAAACGGTTACGGTAAACTTAAAATACTACCAACTCCGATGGGACAACTAGTTAAAACAATGCTTGAGGCAGGTGTTAAACTAGGTGTTTCATCGAGAGGTAGTGGTAATGTCAGCGAAAGTGGCAACGGAGAAGTTTCCGATTTTGAGATTATAACAGTAGATGTAGTTGCCCAGCCAAGTGCTCCGGGCGCCTACCCAACACCGATATACGAACATCTTATGAACAGCAAAGGTGGCTATAAGGCGTTCCTAACATCTAGGGAAGTACAAGGCGATAAACAGGCACAAAAATATTTAAAAGAGAGCTTATTAGATGTAATAAGCAAACTCCGCTAACTAGGAGAGGAGATCATATGTTAGACTCACTTAAATCACTCTTCGAAAACTCAGCACTATCGGAAGAAGTGCGTTCAGAACTAGAGGAAGCATGGAACGCTAAGGTTGAAGAAAATAAACTTCAAGCTACTGCGGAACTTCGCGAAGAATTTGCTAAAAAATATGCACATGACAAAACAACAATGGTGGAAGCCATTGATGCAATGTTGAGTGAAAAATTAGCAGAAGAAATTGCAGAGTTCCACGATGACCGCAAACAACTAGCAGAAGCAAAAGCTAAGTTTGCAGTTGCACAGCGTAAAAATGCCAATTTAATGAAATCATTTGTTAGTGAACAACTAGCAAAAGAAATCAAGGAACTACACGCAGATCAAAAAGTAACAAAGGATAAGTTTGTTGCTCTAGAAGAGTTTGTAGTTGAATCACTTGCAAAAGAACTTGCAGAGTTTTACGAAGATAAAAAAGATCTTGCCGAAACAAAAGTACGTTTAGTACGTGAAGGCAAAGCACACGTTAATAAAGTTAAATCAGACTTTATTAAGAAAAGTGCAGCATTAGTATCAGAAACAGTTGCTAAAGGACTTAAGAAAGAAATTTCAGCACT